TAATACAGCAGCTAGAATTGATCGTAATGAGCTTTACTTAGACGTAGCTATTGAACCAGTTAAGGCGATTGAATTTATTTACATTCCGCTAAGACTTAAGAATACTGGGGAGATTGCTGCACTAGGATAATATGCGCACTTTATGGGTGGATGAAATACTCCACCCAAAATAGCATAAATACATGTGTAACAGGAGATTATAAAAAATGCCAATCACAACACTACAAAACATTAGTATTCCTACAGAGGGTGCTGGATCAAACTCATCTTTATTGATGCCTAAATTACAGTATCGTTTTAGAGTATTATTAGATAATTTTGGTACTACTGGTGGACCAGATGGTACAAGAGAAATTTCAAGACAAGTAGTAGACGTAACTCGTCCTAACTTATCTTTTGAACAAATGACAATTGATGCTTACAACTCAAGAACATATCTTGCAGGTAAGCACACATGGGAACCAGTTACGCTTACATTGCGTGAAGATGCAAACAACAACGTACAAAAAATTGTTGGTCAGCAACTTCAAAGACAGTTTGACTTCTTTGAGCAGCAAAGTGCTGTATCAAGTGGTTCGTACAAATTCCAAACTAGAATTGAAATTCTAGACGGTGGTAATGGTACAGACGGAGCAAATGTAATTGATAGATTCCAACTAGTAGGTTGTTATATCGAATCAGCAAACTACAATACATTAGCATATGCTACTAGTGATGCAGTAACTACTTCATTAACAATCCGTTATGATAATGCTGTACAATTTGGCGGCGATGATATTACTGGTATTGGTGAGTCTGTTGCACGAGCTACTACAGGCGCTATTGGCGGAACAACAGTTTCTAACTAAACTAGTTTCAAAGATTGGCATTATAAAAAGCGAGGATTGGTTAACGTCAATCTTCGCTTTTCTTTATATACGTACTTAATCTATAAGGATAAATATTTATATGAGTAGTATAGTAGACAGCTTCCTTTATAATTTTACTGCGGGCACACATTTGCGCGATGCGCAACATGCGCACAAGATTTATACCAATAGTAATTTTACTTTTGCACCTAAACAAAAGTACATGTATCATGTGGTATTTCAGCCAAATGCAGAAGTTGGCAATAGTGCAACTGCTAATTCTTTTCTTTTCCAAAAAGAATTAGGAATACTTGTAAAATCAACAGACTTACCTAGTTTTAGAGCAAGTGTAGAAAATAAACAACAATACAATAGAAAGAAAAACATTCAAACAAGATTAGATTATCAAGATATTAGAATGACATTGCATGATGATAATTTAGGTGCAGTACGTGCAATGCTTAAAGAATATTACAAATATTACTTTGCTGATGGTAACCGCAGTCCAACAGGATCACAAGCGGCATATTTGCCAAGAGACAAGTATTTTGGTGATGTACCAAACTACGGTTTAAATAATAGAAAAAGAACTCCGTTTTTTAGTTATATAACAATATATCAACTAGCAAGAAGACAATGGTTTGCATATACATTATTAAATCCTTTACTGTCTGCTTGGGATCACGGCAATGTAGATAGCACTGATGGATCATTCAACGAAGCGTCAATGACAGTTGCATACGAAGGCGTGTTATATAGTGAAGGGAAAGTAAGTCAAGATCCTATTGTAGGATTTGGTGATGCGGATGTTGGTTACGATGTAGAGAAGAGTCCATTAGGTATTATTGATAATGGAATAGCCGGCGAATTTGGAGCAGGCGGATTATTACCTGCATTACTTGGAGCAGCAGTTAATGAGTTTCTCACCGGCGGATCAAATACTGCTTCAAATTTTGCTTCTGCTGCTGCCGCCGGCGTTGTTAGTGCGGCTGTGGCTGCGGTCACTGGAGGCGGAAATGGTGTGTATAATGTTGATTCACAAGCCGATACTACAGTATCATCAGCTACTGAATCTAACTCTCCGCAACTTGATGCAGCAGCAATCATAGCAGCGTTAAATGATCCGGCAACAAAAGCATTACTTACACCAGCTTTAATTAATACAGGTGTAATACCAAATGTTGATATTAATACATATAATAGTGCTACAGCAGTTGAAAAATCAGCAATAGATCAAAATCTAATTAATCTAATTCAAGGCGGGAATCTTTTATTAATCCAAACCGCTTCAAACGCACTAGCAGGAGTAGCTTAATGGCAAGAACTAAAAGCGATACAACAACAGACGCAAGATCATTATCAACAGAACCGACTCCGGAATATTACAAAAACTTTTTTGAATTAGATATTAATTATAATCCGGAAGAAGTTGATGCAACTATTGGTTACTTCTTAAAAAGAGGTTTTGATAAAGTAGCAGCTATAAACACTGCAAGCGTATTATTACAACAAGCAAAAATAGATAACTTAAATGTTCAAGCATTATTAGACACGTTAAAAGGTGTTACAGATGTACAATTAAGTGTTATTGTAGCTCAAATTTTAAATCTCAATAGATCAAAAACTAGTGCGTTAGGTTTCAAAGATCAAAAATTAAACTATGAATTATTTGATCAAAGAAATGTTGTAATATGATATGGCACATTTTGCACAAGGCAAATTTACTCTAAAAAATCCTAAAAAATATATGGGTAATAAAACACCAACGTATAGATCAGGTTGGGAGTTTACATTCATGAAATTTTGTGACGAACATCCTAGTGTCAGTCAATGGGCAAGTGAATCAATACGTATCCCCTACAGAAATCCACTAACAGGAAAGCAAACAATATATGTTCCTGATTTTTTTATTGTATATGCTGACAAAAATGGAAAGCAACGTGTTGAGTTAGTTGAAGTTAAACCTAGCTCGCAAGCACTAAAAGAAAAATTAGGAAAAAGCAGACATAATCAAGCACATTATATTGTTAATCAAGCAAAGTGGGAAGCAGCTAGAGCATGGTGTAAACAAAAGGGTGTATATTTCCGTATTGTTACTGAACAGGATATTTTTCATAATGGTCGTAGAAGATAAATAATAGTAGCATATAATGGATTGGAACCATGACTAAAAAATTAGAAGATCTTCTTAATTTGCCTGACGCAAAAGAAATTATACAAGAAGCAGAAGCTCAAGAAGAAGAACAACAAAAATATGAAATAGAAGAAACTAATAAAACTATGCGTGACATTGCAGAGTTTGATAAAATTAGTTCAGCACTTCCGCAAGTGAAAGGCTTAGGCGACATGGCCGATAAGGAGCTTAATGAAGTTGCAAACAAAGCTATGACAGCATACGAGGATCTAATGGATTTAGGTATGAATGTAGAACAGCGTTATAGTGGTAGAGTATTTGAAGTTGCTGGAACCTTTCTTAAAACAGGGCTAGATGCTAAAGTTGCAAAACTAGACAAAAAACTTAAAATGGTAGAACTGCAACTTAAAAAAGAAAAAATGGATAAAGACGGAAAAGTTGGCCCTGATGACGGTATGATCAACGGCGAAGGATATGTAGTTACTGATAGAAACAGTCTATTAGAGAAACTAAAAGGCCTTGATAAAGATAAATAATACATATAGGACAGGATCATTGCACAATGAGATCATTTAAAGAAATATTAACAGAATCAAAAAAGACATACGAATTTAAAATTGGTATTGCTGGACCAGATTGTACGCCCGAGTGTGTAGAAAGAATGGAAACTGCACTAAAGAAATACAGTGTTGTAAATATTACGCCAGGCAAGAAAACACCAATCCAGGAACGTCCTTTAGATTTTCCACAATTACAAAATATGGAAGTTACTTACTTTGAAGCAGAAGTTGAATATCCAACTACTAGTCAAGTACTACAAGAATATATAGGTCGTTGTTGTGGACTTGATCAAGCATATATTATTGTACGTAATGCTAATGATCCAAGAGAAGAATATCAAGAAACCAAAGACGATGCTCCGTATGAAGCAATGCTTACAAAAGAAGATATGGGCGGCGAGTCTGCCCAAGATAACGTTGCAGGGAATCGTGTTATGGATTTATTAAAAGAATTAGAAATAGCTCGCAAAGAAAATGAACACAGTGGTGCTGAAGGTGCACCAGTTGGAGAGTCATCTGACATTAGCGATGTAGAAAATACTAAAGCAGTTGTAGGAGGCTGAGAATATGAGTATGAAAAAATTAATTGAATCAATGGATCATATTGAAGAATGTGGAATGAACGAAGATCCTATGCCAACTGCTATGCCAGGTGCTGATGCCGGACAACCAGTATCAATGAATGTAAGCATTAATGCTAGTGGTAAAGATCATGTAGCTGATCTTATTAACATGATGAAAAATGCAGGCATGCCAGCAGCAGAACCAGTTGGTGCTCCAAGTTTAGGTATGCGTGGCGATATGGAAAAGTTCCGTTCAGCAATGGATGATGATCCAGAAATTCCAGGCGATGATGATAATCCAGATGATCAAGATTTAAAAGCAGGAACGTTAGGTGCTATTGGAGGTGGCGCTTTAGGAATGGCTCTAGGCGGACCACTAGGAGCATTGACAGGTGCAGCAGCAGGCGATTCATTAACTGATGAAGAACTTGCTACAGAAGACGATCTTGAAGAATATGCAAACGAACCTGATCCACAGTACGGCGATATGAGCGATGCTATTCCAG